CTTGCCGCAGTTGGATCAATGCCTGCAGCACTAAGAACAGAGTCAACGCCTGCCCTCATTGAAGTGGGAATCTGCTTATAGATGTCCTCTCCCCTGTCCGCAGCAAGCCTGACTTGTTGCTCTACAAGGTGGTTGAGAACCTGGTACATGTCTCCCTTGGCCGCTCTTGGCACTGCATCCAAAGCGTCATCTACACTTTGACCTGCCTTCACAAGAGGAATGACATAATCTAAAACCCCTTGTTCGCTGATTCCAATCGAACGATAAGCTTCTGGATCTGCAACCTTGCCAGCCTGAAGGTCTTCAAGACCTTGGAGGGTTTTGTTTCCTCCAAGAGCCTCTCGAACATTGATGACGCCACGGTTTACATTCAAATCTACGTTGTTTTTGAATTGGTAAAAACCAGGAGAAATCGCCGCAATAATCGCTTTGCTTCTGTATGGAGTGCCTTTGAACTGTCTTGCTGCAGCAGCGCCCCTCAACCCTCCGCGCACAGGCATTCCTACCCCAGCGAAAATAGGTCGTTCCCAGGCAACAAGAGTATCTGCAAGGACACCCGTCGTAGCCCACAACCGATAGGTTGATGATTGCCGGTCAACCCCCCTCGCCAACATTTCATCAGTAATGTGCCTGGTAAGACCAACCTCACCAGTAGCCACGTTGCCTAAAACTCTAGCGAGGTACCCAGTGTCAGGATCTCGGATGCCAAGGCCGTACCTGAAGTCTCGAGACGCAGGCGTCAACGGCAAATCAAACGGCAGCCGCATTTCGTTGTATAGCTCAGGAATAGCAGACGCTACACGGAACAACTTGCCAGGAGTGTTTTCAACGTATCGAATCTGACCGTTAGAATCGACCTCTTGCTTCAGCATAAGCTCCGCAAAGCCGGTAGCAATATCTTCGGTTGTGTCCCCTCCTGTAGCCCTCATTGCTTCTACGGTTTCGCCAGCACCAATAATCACTCCATCAATGAAAGAATCAATGCTTGGAATCGCACCATTTTGATCATTGCTTGCAATAATCTCAGGTACGTTTTGAAGAATCTGACCAATAGGTAAAGACTCTAACAAAGACTGCAGGTTTTTTTCGTTGAGGGTTTGTTGTTGTCCAGGTTGTGCATAAAAAAATGCATCTGGAGAAGGATTAAATGCTCTGTCGTTTGCTTGAGCAATGAAGTACTCAAAGGTAAACCGAGGACTGCTGGAGTCTCCTTTTTCTGGGTTTTCTTTGGCATACTGTAGAGCAGTCTCAAGATCCAAATGATCTCTGTATTTGGCAGAAGAAGGCAAATCATTCCACGAAACGTTCCTTACCATTTGTAGAATGTCAGGTCGCAGTCTTTCTCTAAGCTCCTCTTCTGTAGCCCCTGCTCGTTTTTCAGCCTTATACGCTGTCACGATTTGAGACCAAGATTCAGATGGTCTAGACGCGGCCAACATGTCTCTCATTCGTTCTGCGTCTTCCTCATTGTTTGCAAGAGCAGGCACCCAAACAGAATCAGAAAGCCCCATAAGAGTCTGTGTTCTGCTCGAAAGGTTTACCAGTCCTGCGGGCACAGCGAAAAAGTAACCGTCATCACCAGCGTCTTGTTTAAACAAAGGCGTTGGCCTAAAAAACTCGGAGGCATCTACTTTGCCCCACAACTTTCCAGCGCCATATCCAATTGCCCCACCAATAAAAGCACCAACGGTCATACCAACAGGATTAAAGCCACCGGCTCTTACGCCGACCCTTGCTCCTGCGACGGCTGATCTTAACCCACCAGCGGTTCGCCCCAGTGTTCCAGCGCGTGGCAACAAGTATCCAAGGTTTTTGGTAGCAACAGCCGTTCCACCCACCGCTCCAGCAGTAGTAAAAAACGCAAGCTCCTTTGCAGTGGCTTGATCATCAAACGTCATTCCAGCGCGAGTCGCTTCTTCCACAGACATTGGTCTGCCGTAGTTCCAAACCGCAGACGTAGCAGATGGAAACCCTTCATTGTCAAGGACGTCTTGGATTTCTTTCTGTACGTCGCGCCTCATCTGGAAGCGTTGTTCATACCCAGGGGTGTCCGCGCCCACAGGAACATCAATTACTCTTCTGCGAAAAGCTCTTCCGACACCATCTACAATCCCAGCACCCATGGTCATCTCATCAGGCCACTGAGACGGATTGGTTTTTTCTAAAAGCTCTTGAAGCTCTTCGTCGCTTTTACCTTCATCAATAGCATTGTAGATATCAATGACTGGATTCTCTGAATGCAGCCCAAACCTAAGTTGTTGTGGGGCTTGTTCATAGAATCGTTTGACTGTGTCTAATGCTGGTCTTTCTGGAAACTCTGGAGCGAGATGACTTGGCGTGAATTGCTTTTGATAGATGAACCGATCCGCATCGTCCTGATACCATTGATCATCATGTCCAGGTCGCGACAACCTCATTTCATCGATTCGAGCGCTTCTTAGCTCAGACTCAAGGACTGCAAATTCGTCTGCGGAAACCGCTTCCGTCGCTGGAGAATAGTATTGTTCTGCTTCTTCAACAGCCGCTACATCTGCCTCTGGGTCACTGACAAACTGACCACCAGGCACAACAAAGCCGGGTTCAGGATCATCATAAATCCCCTCTATTACTTCATAATCAGGAGCCTGAAAGTAATCATACGCCCTTTCTCGAGGCACAGTTTCAAACCCTTCGATGAGGTCAATGTCGTCCTGTTCTTCAGCCAAAGCTTACCTGCCGTTTAGTATTCAAGGGCTACTGAGCCAGCGTATGTATATTCAGAGTTAATAATATCAGTGAAGTGTTGAATCGTGTAGGAGTCCCAAAGCAGTGCGTTTGTGGTTGCCAACCCTGCCCTTTCTTGAAAAGGAGTTTTATTTTGGCTTGAACCGCGAACCTGAACGGCTGTTTGTCTACCGGCTTCCATAATGTTGGACAAATGAATGGTTAGATCCTTAAGCTCTGAAACAGAAAGGCTGTTTGTTATTGAGACAACTTCTTTTTTGAAAGGATTAAACCATGACTCGGCCAAATACGTTGGACCCGAACCAAGCTGATCTAAATTTATTTCTCCCTGTCTGTCCGGTGACCGTAGAGGTTTAGCTTTATCAAATCGGTAAAATGCAACAAATCTTTCATGTACAGGCAAGCGCTGGTGATAGCTTTGTTCGTCGCCAACTCGAAGAGAAAGCGCGTAATCAACCCGTGAAGCATCATTAAACTCTGGTTGAGACCTTAGAAGCAATGTGCTCATTTTTTCAAGAGCTTCTTTTACCTTGCCGTCAGACCTGTTTGCTGCACTGTCAAAAGAAAGCCTATAAACATCTCGACTACCACCAGAATAACTTTCTGGTTGGCCTACATTTTCTCTCTGAGCAGGAAAACCAATGTATGATCGAGTCACACTTTGGGGTGCTCCTTGAAGACCAAACCTTACGCCAAGACCTTGCGTGTTGCCTTGTGCATGAGCAAAGCTGCCATCATGAGAGTGAATATCTCTAATTTGTCGGTAGGTTTTTCTGTAAGGCCAACTCTGTAAAGAATTAGGACGAGCACCCGCCTGACCTACATCTCGCAAATAAGGACGGTCTGGATCCATTCGGTCTAAAGCAGCAACGTGAAGAAGCGGAGAAAAACCAAACCCAGCTATTGTTGCAATGTCGAATGAATTGATCGCCCTATGAAGTTTAGGCGTGCCTCTCGAACGGCCAGCAAGAGCACGTTTTTTATTTCCAGGTTGATTTCCAGGTAAAAATTGTTCGGCTATGGATGACGGATCAAACAGAAGATCCATCGCCTCTGCGAACCTTTCGTAAGATACTAAATACCGTGAAGTATTAATAAAATTACTCTTTACTCGCTCTCGTTCACTCGGTTCAACAGCTTGGTTAATTCCAACGCTACTTAAAGCGTTTGTTAATGCATTTGAACTGTTTTTTTGAGCCTCTCTAGAGTTCACAAACTGGTAAAAAGCGTAATTGTATATTGAGGCAAGATCTTCTCTTGGGCTTTCCGACTGTGAAATACGGTCTTTTGCCGCGTCATATATGTCTAATTGCATTTGATAAAGACGTTCTTGTCCAAAAAGATTTTGATCTTCACCTACAAATTCGGTTGGCCCTCCTCTAAGGCCAAGAGTTAGCCCTTCCATAAGAACATTTTCAAGGCGTCTTGCCGCGCCATACGGGTGTCTAGGAAGAGGCATTGGATTACCTGGTCCACCATATTGTTCATCTGTAAATTCATCAGATGTCGTGTACCCGTAAGATTCCCAAACCGGGACTGCTCTTTCCAACCAAATTCTATGTCCAGGTACAGTATTGTCTAAATCTTGGCTGTAATCTGTGTCGCTGTTTGGATTTAGATTTGTTGTTGGGTTGAAAGCTTCTTTGCTTTCTTGGTCCTGTTGATAGGAGCTAAGAGCATTTTGTATTGCATCATCTAAAGCCTGCAATCCGTCGTTTGTAGCAAATGGAGATTTCATCTTGGCCAAGCCATCATCAGCGTATTGACTTGATATAAAATCTGCCTCATTATCAGGCGCTACAAGAACAGGCTCAGGCTCAGGCGGAGTCTCAGGCGCTACAAGAACAGGCGCAGGCGCAGGCGTTTCGACAACAGGCGGGGTCTCAGGCGTAGGCGGAGGCTCAGGCGTAGGCGCAGGCGGAGGCTCAGGCGTAGGCGCAGGCGTAGGCGCAGGCGCAGGCGCACGTCGTCTTGGCGGAGGAGGTGGCTCAGGCAAAACCAGCGCCTCCATCATAGCTTTCAAGTTTGGATATGTTTCTGTGTTTTCTTCTGCCATTTTAAGAACCAAGCCCTGCCATTTGTCTTTCCGACTCGACAATCCAGTTTTGAATGGAATCATTGAGTTCAACTAAACGTGAGTTGAGAGTATCAAAGTTGTCAGTATCTAAGGCAAGATCAACTTGATTGACAATGGTTCTTCCCGCATCACCTGCAAGCTTTGGATCCATTAGGTCAATATCGTTCCTCAACGAAACAGCCTGTTGCTTGTATGCCTCTCTGTCGCCAGATGTGTACACACTGGAAAGGTTGTTGATTTGATCATCGTATTCATACGGTAGCCAAGAAAGCTCAGACAACGTCTCTTGATTGCCAGCATCATCGAGCATGTCTGCAAAATTATTCGCAAACTCAGCAAAGGTTTCAGCATCATCTGGCTCATCGAATGTAAGCTCTCTAAGAGAGAGGCTAAAAATCTCACCCACAGTGTAGCCTGTCGCGTGTTGAACTTGATCCAATTGAGTTCTTACAAAAGAATTGTCTGCACTGTCTGAGAGGCTCAAAATCCTGTCTCTAAGGTTTACCAAGTCCTCGGCTGTTTCCGCCCTTTTAGAATCCAAAGCGACAGACCGAAGTTCGTTTTTAAAAAAGTCGAGAACATTACCGCCAAGACGGTTGGCTTCTTGCTCTCCAAGGCCCCTTCGCCTTGCGGCCACAGCTTCTTGTCTCCACCCATCAAACACCACGCTCTCAACTGCACCAGGCTCTAACTGGCCAGTAAACGCCTCATCTAAGATTCTACGACCTGCAGCAGGGCTTTGTTGATAGACCTTGGCAATCTCATCAATCAACCTAAGCTCAGATGTTGGTTCTTCTAAAGAGGAAATGTAAGGGTCGAATGCTTGCCCTGACAAAATAGCAGAACGTGCTGCAGACTCTTGCCTTGAGGCAATCTGCGATCTTCTTAAAGACTTTCGCAGGCTGTCGATTCTGGTGTCGTAAACACTCACGTCCACCGGCTTGTCCAAACCAGCGCTCAAAAGCATAGCGTCCAAATCAATCGACTGGGCTGCACCAACTCCTCCTCGAGTTGCTCGCCTCTGTCGTCGCTCGATGTCTGCGTCAGTCACCGGCCCATAGTTCTGTCGATACTCTGTCATCAGGTTTAGGCGAAGAATAGGCTTTGCGCCCACTGCATTTTCAGCAGTAAGGTCTCCAGCAGTAACAAAGCTTCCGTCTCTTAGTTGGAAAACAGGGTTTCTAAAGTCAGGCCGACCAGTGGCTTGTGCCGCAATCATGTTTGCGCCGACAATATCCCCTCTTTCAATCGCAGCTTGCTGAAGCTGTGCCGCAAGAGCCTCTCTTCTTTGAGCGTCTCCTCGACCTGTTGTTTTCGAAAGATCCTCAAAAACCGAAACGTACTCTCTGCTTTGATCGGTCCACATGCTTTGAGCACCGGCTGGGTCGTTCAAGTACTTTTGGGTCCAACCATCAAGAGTAAGCTCAGGGCGAAATTCACTACCAGTTCTTACTTTTTCAATAATCGCATTGGACTGAGGGTCTCGACGCATCGCGGCCTGATTGGCCCGCTGAATCTTCATAGATTCTGTTTCGATTCCGCCTCTTGCTCGTATTCGAGCCTGTGCAATATCTGCCTGATTATTCTGTAAGTTCCTTGCGTTTTGACCAAGCTGGCTGAGGTAGTCTTTTACAATCTCTGCCCGATCTGATCGGTCCTGTTCAATCAAGGATGCACGGTTTGCCAAAGCCTCAGTCAAAGACTCTTGCAGCGTCTTGTGCATGATTGCGCGTGTCCTTGGATCCAGCGCCTGCAGTGCTGCTTTTCTCTTAAACCTGTACTCTTCCTGAGCGTTTGCCCAGAAAGAAGCGATGAAGCGCTCGGCCAAGCTGACATCAGGAAAAGCAATAGGACTAAAATATGGTGGGACTACGGCCATATGTACCTCGGTTTAGTCTGATTCTATAAGACGAGATGGCAAATGTCTCATCAAGATCCTGATATGATGTTCCAGTTGCTACCATTAGATATGATGATCACCGCATCGTATTGAGATGAGTATGTCTTTGTCGTGGCCCCGTTAATGGTCTGAGTAGCAGCCCCGTCAATCACCATGTCGTTTGCAGCTAAGGTTTTATGAAACCCCAGCATGAGACCCTGACATGTTGTAGCACTGGGAAGGGTGATGGTGACATTCCCTCCGCCAGTAGAAACATTGTAGAACGTAGCTTGAGTAGATGTGATGGCTGTGTCCGTAGCAATGACGGTGAAACCAAACTCAACAGTCCGTACCTTCAACGAGTGTAAAAATGCACGCATACCAGGTTGAAGGGAACTGGAAGCCAGTGAAGCAGCGCGTTCGATTCGAGCAGCAAGCGCCCCTTCAATATCGTCTATCTGTTGTTGAAACCTAAACGAAGCGGCACCGATGGCTCGCTCGGCAAGCTGCCTTGCAGACTCAATCTTTTTCTCGAGGCTATTGACCTCTTTATTAATTCTAAAAGACAAGCTTCCTGCTGCAAGTTCAGCCAACTGTCTTGCCGAATCGATGTTGTTTTTTAATGACGCAGAGAGATTGCTTTCTGTAATTGGTTTTTTAGACGCATTGCTTCTAAGCTGCAATGTGTTGAAAGCACCCTGTTGGATGTGTTGCGCCTCAATAGAATCTGGAGTCAAAACTCTGGCTTTTACTTGATCGGCCAAGTCATCTAAAGACAGGTCTGAAACTCGTCGGTCTCTTGTGCTTCCAGGCTTTGGCACTATCAGCGCCTTTGTGCTTGGTTCATGTATTGAATCGCCTGGTCGAGCGCTTGCTGTTTAAGGGCTGATTGTTCTGGTTTTGAGTAAAGGTTCATAATGCCAGTCAAAGCAAGACCCATAACCCTGTTGAACTCATTGATGTTTTCATTGGAAAGGCCGCCTCTCAAATAAAGCGAGTAAGCCTCCATAGAGTTTTGATAAGACAAAGGATTACCCATATTGTCAAACGCCTTGCCGATATCCTCCATAGGAGGTGCATTCTCCAATGAGCCAAGAGGTCTTGGTGCAGGAGCCGCCTGAGGAGCAGGAGCAGGCGTAGGAGCAGGCGCTGGTGCCGCAGCCGGTTGAGAAGGCCGTCCTCTATTGAACTCTGCCTGAGCAGCAGCCTGTTGTTCTGCTGTAGCGTTTGGTAAGATGCCAGCCGCAATAATGTCAGGGTTGATTGGGGCTTCTCCACCTGTAGCCTCAATGCCTGCAGCAACTTGTTGTTCAGTTGCCCCTGGAAGCATGGCCGCAACCACCGTATCCACCACACTGTTGTCATCAGCAGGAGCAGCAGGAGCAGCAGGAGCAGCAGCGAGGACGTTTTGACCGGGGGTGAGGCCAATATCCAACCCTTGTTGCGCTGGCGCTTCAGGCTGGCGTAAAGCCGGATCTTGATCCATAGGGGGTAGGGGTGGGCCACCAGTGCGAGTGGGCCTCATAGCGTCTCGCTGCTCGTCAGTCATTCTTGTCATTGTCGGACGGGCTGGAGGTTGCGCCTGCTGTTGAGAAAGCTGTTGAAACTTAGTAAGCGCTTGCTGTCGGATCGAAGGATCCAGTTGCTGCGCACTATAAGATCGAATGCCGGGAGAAAAGTCTTCTTGAGGATTTCCAACATGAAAGCGGTTGGTCTCTATATTGTAGTACACAACTTGATCACCTAATACCACCTTTTGAAACTCTCCTCGAGGCCCAACAAAAGACCCATCTTTTGCGCTTGAGTAGTGGTCTGGTTGACGGGCTGCTAACTCTTGCCCCGTAGCCGCCCCAAGAAACCCGGGTTGAGTCGCGGGCACCACAGGAACCTGACCTTGTGCTCGTTCTAATTGCCGTTCTCTTCTCAAAGCGTCAGCCTGCTCTGCGTTGAGGCCCCGGTCAATAATTTCTTGCTCAGTAGCGTCATCACCACGAGCTACTTCTCGTTTTTCTACTACAGCTTGAGGTGTGAACTCGCCTTCGGGAGGTCCGTCAGGGGTAGCGTCACCTTGAGCTTGACGGACTGAGTCAATAACGGCTTGCCCCTCTGCGCTAGCTGCTTGTCCCTGATCCGTTTGAGGCGCTTGATACGCACCAATCTCATTTGTAATGGCCTGACCAACACTGTTGGTTGCGGCATAGCTTTTACCAATTGTGTCCTGCTCGTCGGCAGGAGCACCAATAATTGTGACTGTTCCATCAGGGTCTTGACGATATCGGTATCCTCCAGCGCCATCAACTTCTCGAGGCTGTGGAGCAGCAGGCGCAGCAGGGGTCACAGCAGCAGGAGCAGCAGCACCCTCAGCAGCAGGCGCAGCAGCACCCTCAGCAGGCGCAGCAGGAGCAGCAGGAGCAGCAGCACCTTCAGCGGGACGATCAGCACGAGCACCAAAGGCAGACTGCAATTCGTTAATCAGCTTGTTTCGTTCTTCATCGGAAACTCCGCCAAATCGATCAAGTAGACTTGATACCTCCGCGTCAGACAAATCAGGAAAAGCGTTCTTGAGTTCCTGAGCAATCTTAGGGAGGTCCTTTGTTCCTTCATATGCTTTTGCAGCGCCAAGAAAAGAAGCAAGGCCAGCGCCAGCCTTAGCAAGACTTCCAATAAGTTTTTCTTTAGATTGTGCGAAGAACTGTGTAATCGAATCGTACTTTTTAAGGTCTTCAGCAACCTTTCGTCGTCGGGCTTCTTCTGCAAGCCCCAAAGCTTTAACTTCTGCTTCTCTCCCGGCTTGTTCTGCAGCACTTTGAATAGCTTTTGTTTGTTTGAGATTCCCTCCACCTTTGGCCGCCAAAGCTCCCAAGCCAGCCCGAGATGCCGCCGTTTCTGCACCGCCAATGACCCCTTTGGATCGCCGGAGTGTTTCTTTGAATTCTTCCGCCCCTAATGTTCCTGAGCGTTGTTGCGCTTTGATTCGCGCCCTTTCACTGGCCGCTTCTTTTCTCGTGTCAGACAGAGCGTATGCTCCACCTTTGATGAGAAGATCGATGCCGCCCAAAATAGCAGCTTTTTTAGCAACGTCTTTTTTCTTTTCAGCCGCCTGTTGCTTCATTAGAGCGGCAACGTTTGGATCTCTCGAGGCAAGGATCTGGCTTGTTAAAGAGTCGGTTTCAAGGTAGTCGGTGTCATACTCGTCACCAAGCGAAAACTCATCGTCACTATTAATACCTGTTCTACGTCTACGAGACATGACTCATCCTACACCAAAAGTTTCTGCTTGAAATTTATCGAATTGAGTTCCAGTGTTCGCCTGAGTAGTAGCACCACCCATACTGGCCGCAAGAAGAGCATCATCTTTCTTAGATTGTTGCGAAAGCGCGGTTCTTTGTTTAGCTCTTTTCTGAGCCTGCTTGTCTGCCTTCATAGCTTCTTTGTTGGCTTTTGCTAAATCTTTGGCTTGTTGTTCTTGAAAGCTTTGAACCCCGCCGGTTGCTGCCGCTGTAAGAGCAAAACCAACACCAAGCAAAGGATTGACAGCACCAAGAGTCATGGCTGTTGTTAGGGTGCTTGAAGAAAGGCCGGTTTCTAATGCACCAACAGCCGCCGCCTTTTGTTGTTTTTCTGTAGCCATATCTACCTCTTACTAAAGCGCATGGACATCAATTACCATACTGCGGCCACCGACCATAATGTGTTTCCAACCAGGGCAGTTATATGTGGGGGTTTGTGAATTACCTCCCTCGGTCATAGCAAAGCCCTCATTTGAGTTCACCTCTCGTGTACCTGATTTTCCGTTTCCTCTCGGAGAGTCAGCTAGTGAACGGACCAAGCACATCACAACCACATGGTTTATTCCGGCTGATAAGGTTGGGTGACAGATGAAAGAAAACTGTTTGCGAGAGTGCATGTGGTTGAACGAGGTAGAAGCGTACAAGTATCGCGCAGTTGTTGGCTCTATTTCTCCATTCACAAACAATGCAAACTCAGCGCACCAAGCTTCTTCTAACTTTCCCGGTGTATTTCCATCATCATCTTCAACACCGGACCCCCATGGAGAAAGAGAGCCCCCCATTTCATAAGCGTAAAAACTACACAGAACAGTGCTCCTAGTGCTGTTTTCTTGAACGTTAAACGTTGCTCCCATGTTTCGAACAGGAACCCAGCCTGATGTTTGATTTCTTTCGGTTGCAAAATCCGATGTTTTAGATCCTGCATGTGGGTGATGAAAAGACAGGTTTTCAACACCAAAAGGAGTATTTCTATAATAAACCTCAGAGCTTACAAACTCAGTTCTGTTTGACCCAGAAGCATAGAAGTCAGGCTTGTATATGTGCCGGGTCTTAACAACCGGCTCATTTCCTTTTGATGAAGTTACAAAGTCGCTATTAGTGCGAATCCCGCTGTTTAGATAAACCTCGTTTTCATCATACAAATCTTCAAAGAAGCTAATAACTACTTCATCGCCATCACTTGGTTTTGTAGGTGGATTGATAGGCACTTTTCACCTCACAAAATTACGAGCGGACAACAGGAAATTACCGATGGTAACCTTGCCATCCGTGGGCTTATCATCCCAGTAATCAATCTTAAGTTGAAGTCCAAAATACAACTGAGTGGTAAACTGTGTTGTATAGGAGTAACCAGTAGTTCCAACATCTCTTTTACTAGCGAAGAGATGAGAAGCACAGATGTTCTGCCTCAACCTTGCATAGCCAGCAAAGATATTGGACAAAGCTGTGTAGTCGGAGGTTCTTTCACCCCAGAAACGATTTTTGCTTTTTTTAACGCTTCTACTACCGTTGATATTGAATCCTAAGCTTTGAGATATTGGCGCGTGGAAACCAAAAGCTCCCATCTGCACTCTACGGGTTGTTGCATGCATAGGAATCCATGCAGAAGAAGCTGTAGGCGTAGATGCAGACAAAATATAAGCAAGCCTTGTGCTTACCCTTGTTTTTTTACCCCAGTTGTTTGAGCCATTTCCACCAGCAGGAAACAAACCGCTAGTAGGTGCAGCAAAAACATCCAAGTGGTATCTGACCAGCATCATGTGATGATCGTATTCTCCGCTTGTAATATCAGGGCTGTAAGTAAATGGGCCGATAATTTGGTCTTGAGTGCTGCTTGAAAGCAAGTGCCAAGAGCCATTGTGTGGGCTGTTGGTTGTTTTTACAAAGCCGTATGGTGAAGAAGATTTACTAGACCCTCGATGGGCCGTGCTGGTTATGTCTCCTTTAGTAAACATTCGACGATCAAGGCCCTCGTCTCGAATGTTGTCAGAATCAACACCTTGTCTGTTTGCGGTGTTGCCTGTCGGGCTTGTTGCCGTGCTCCAAGAGTCAACGGTGTCGTTCACATCTGCGACATCCAAGGTCTCGCCAGGAGTGATGCCTTTTATAATAACTCTGGACATTCAACGCTTCCTTTGGTGAACAATAAGCTCTCGCTCAAACATTGTACACGGTTGCTGAACTCCCGTTTTCTCAATGTCTTCGCCAGGAACACGATTGTCTACATAAGCCATTTTGTATTGAACCTGAACGTCTGTTTCTCCAGCTAGCACAGGAATAGCCCCTACAAGGTAAACGGAGTTTCTTCTTACATGATTCGCAAACCATCCAGATTCACACACAACATCACCGTTGCACAACACTCGAAACTTGATGCAAGCAAACATTCTTCGAGGTCCAATATTGTCGTCAGCAATGCCATCATCGGGAACATACACATCCCAAAGGTGCGCTTCTCCGCCAGATTTATCAGACCAAGATGGTTCGTAAATACCTTCCCATTCACCAGACCCGGTCGAAACTTTTTTCTCTGTACCAAGGTTGTTGCATAGGTCCAGGCCCATCCACTCAAAGTGAGCAGAAAACTCAACAATCAACAGACTGTCGTCTGTAAGATTCAAATTAAGTGCTGGAGTTGTGTTGAAACTTGAATAGGCTGATGGCCTTCCAGTGCCTTTGGTTGACCATCCGATGCTTTCCATGTCTCCACCCAAATCTAAAAGCATGATTTTTCCGTAACCATTGCCGTTGTGAGTGGTTGCTACGTCAGCGAATACTGCATTGAATGCATTGTGCTCAACAAGAGGAAGAGAGCTAAACCCACCAGCGGTCGGGCTGTTGTACACTCCATTTGAAAAGTCTTGTTCTCGAAAGTTGTCTCGGTCTAAGTAGCCATTGTACTCCGACACAAACTCTTTTTGATTCTCTAAAAAGTCTTCAGGGATAAGAGCATCGCCTGACTCGTGGTATTCCTGTCTATACTTCCAAGCCATATCAAGTCCCTCCTCTTGGAGATTTTGCAGAAATACCAAGGGCTTCGTTAAGCGGCTTGATATTCCTTTGCTCCCCGAGCTTTACTTCAATGTCATAACCAACGATTTGAATCTGTCTGCTTGCAGGAGAAAAAGTAAACTGCATTTCTCGAGCAGGACCAACAGAGGCAGTGCTTATATCAAACCGGACAGGCACGGGTCGAGCGTTAGCCCAAACGCCAGCATCAGGGTGAGTTGGACCCCAAACAGCAGGAATAGAAGGAGGAAACGTATACTTCCTTTCTACATCATTCATTGGACCGTAAATAAACTGCCTGTCATTTGGATCTTGTTGATCGGCGCTTTGCGCTGTTGAGCGAACCTGTCTGGTTGATCGATTGATTCTGTAGTTCAACTCTAAGTCATTGTTGCCATATGCCACTGCATAAACGATGACATGTGCGGGCTGAACGGATTGATAAACACTACCGAAATCAATCGACGACGTTTCGTAAAGAGGCTCAACCTTCCGAATACTGGAGTTAGAGTAGCCGCCTGACCGCTGACCGTACCAGTGTCCCTTAATCTTTGCGCCTCTACTGTAGACGTAGATTCCTTGTGCCGTGGTTCCTAAGTTTGTTTCACTTTCATTACCAGAAGCATTGCTTCCGTAAAACAAGTAGTTCCTATGATCTTTAGTTTCGACCATGCAGCCTATTGGGTAGTTTTCTCTGAAACTCCAAGCACCAATCTCATAGTGGTAGCAAAGAACTAAATCATTCTTATCAGACCCAATCGTTGGAACCGCCAACCAGTATTCTCTATCTGTGTGATAAATCTCACCAAAAGCATTCAACAACGCTGCTGGATTGATTTTTTTCATAAGGTCTGGGATTGGTGTTGAAATGTTCACAATCCCTGTGATGGTGCCAGTGTTTTCCAAAGCACCTTTGAGCAAGTACACTCCGTCTTGAGAAAGAAAGGCCAAGCCCAAGCCAGGAATCTCTTTGATTGAGTTGGGCGAAGAACAACCAGTATCTAAAGTCAAAGTGACTGAAGCAAACCCATTAGCGGGATCGCCTTTGATTAGGTAGATGCCTTTCTGTTTAAAAACAACCAATGCGTTCCTGGTTGCGTACATTCCAGTAATCGGCCCTTCATTCGCATCTCCAATAAAGAACACATTGTCTGGTGGGAAGACCTCTGGAAAAAGCGGAGCACTATAAGCCACTTCACTTCCAGAATGACCAGCAACGAACATAGTGTTTTTGAATGATGCTAAATACTTCACGCCAGACGGAACAGGACCAAAATCCTCATCATAAAGACGATTACCAAGAAAAGCGTCTGGCCGCCCATCCTCAAACACAGTTGTGAAGTTGTCTTGGATTTCCTCTAAAAAATAAAAATTGTCCCCTCTTGAAACGCTAGCGAGTTCATTGGAACTATTGACTAAATTTTGAGTCCTATAGACTCTGCGAGCAACTGTTCCTTTCGGGCCTGTTGGAATTGAAACCCTAATAAAGGTTCTGCCATCCTCATTAGACAATGAATAATCATCGTTCGAGCCTTCTTCATAAGAATAAAGGTTGTTGCCGTTATCAAACGTACACAGCCCGCTTGAAATAGATGGCTTTGATTCTTGTCCTCTTTCATTTACAAACGTGACTTTGTATCGATACCCATTCTTTCTTTTTCCCGAATCTAAACCCTGTGTTTCCGCATTTTTTATACCAAATGTCGTATTTGCGACTGTGTCTGGGTCTGAGTTTTGACTGCCAACGCCACAACTCACAAGGTCATGAAAGACTTTTGATACGTTGTATTTTCCATTTGCAAAAAACATAGACGCATGCAGCCCGTCACTGCCCATACCAACAATGCCTGATGCAGTAGGTGGAGCAGGTGAGGTCCCAAACCCAGCGTTTTCTACTCGAGTTCCATTGAAAACAATCACCCTGTCGTAGCCGTTGGCAAAATAAATATTGCCACCCCAAGTCTGAGACTGGGTTCTTTGGTGCGGTGTAGTAATAATTTGTCGTCCAGTAACAACGCTTCCGTCAAGATCTACCAAAGGCGTCCAAGGATCAGCCGAAGAAGACCGCTCTACTTTAGAGCCATTGAAGAAGTTTATCGTCCCGTTTTCGTCTTCAAACAACAACCACTGACGCGCACCGTTATGCTGACAGAACCAGTGAATACTGTAGATTTCACCCTGACCTTCCCAGGGGTTGCTTCGGGCACCTCGAGCAGACGCATTGTAGTAGTTTTCTTCACGGTTACGACTATCGGGTTTTTGCAGCGTAGCTATCTCAATGGACCCGCCAGCATCTTTCCAACCGTCGTGGTAGTCCCAAGTCATGTCTCGAATCCTGGCTGCAGTACCTGCTCCAGGGGACCACCTTTCCTCTATGCCTCTTAGTTTGTTGACCTGTAGAGTTGTGGTTTTCATTATCAGACCTTCGTTGGGATTCCGTATCTCTCGACCTGCATAAGATCCTTATCGAACCCTCTGCGTCTAAACATTCTATTCGAACGACTCAAATACTTCTGCTTCATTCTTTTTAGAAGTTCTTCGGCCCTTCTTCCGTACAACTGTCCCTGAGTTGTCATTCCATGCTGAAGGCAAATGTCTTCGAGGGGCTTGTACACTAAATAGTGATGGTACTGAACCGGCCAAGCAGGAACGTCGTAGTCAGCAGATAGTCGCCTTGGGCGCTGCGCATATCGTATCTCAAGCTCAAGGTCCGATTGTGCTGTCCACCAAAGCCGAACAAACTGTCGGGGGCCAGCATCAAACAGGTTGGTCACCTGGTCATAATCATATGTATTGGTCCCTGATGTTGCAGCATTCGGCAGGATTGTCTCATCATCATACAACGTTGTAGCTGCATCTAAGACGGCAATCAGAATCCATCTGGTTCCGTTGGTCTTGTCTCTTCGGTACACATACTTTCGTTTACCAGAGTCATTGAACGTGACGCCGTCGCTTGACCACCTAAGGTCTTCTATTTCTTCCAACCGAATAGATCTGTCTGTGCCAGACGTGGTTGCTTCAGAAACAAGAGACGGGGCACTTTCAATACCTTCAGATACAATCGTATAGCAATACTGGTAAGTAGTGTTTCTCTTCAAAGAGTTTGTAGGACCCGATCTGACCGTCAGCTTAATAGTTTGATCTGGTGGCCTTTGAAACTCATTTGATTCCTCTTCAATCATTACGATTGGATCACCAGTCTGGTCGATGTCTAAGAACTGCTCCTCCTCTTTTCGCATGTTGACAAACATCAACCTGCCACGATCATCTGTTCTGGACATGACGCCCAGGACTTCTACGCAATCCTTAGGCAGAGCGTATCGGTCGAACCTGACTGACCAGTTCGCACTACCAGCAGCAGAAGTTACGGCAGAAGCTAAATAAAGGGTTGTTGTGGTGGCTACACGAACGATTGGAACCTCTGTGCCGTCTGGAGCAACAAACGTCTGGCCTTCCATCTCAGGGACAAAGACTCCTGTTCCAGCAGAAAGCGTTACCAGTCTAAGATTGCCCGCCGCAATAGTAACTTGTGACGTAGCTGAACCGCTGACGGTGGCCTTAATGTTGAAGTCTCGCTTCTCCTGCATGAAAAGCCATTGATACTGACTGCTGCATTGCAGGTAGTGTCGATTGACTACCCGCTCCACCTGAGACTTGTAGGCTGCAAGACTTGGATTGTAATCGAGAGCAGAGTTGATTTCCTCTCGCAGTTCTTTCAGATTCATATGGCCTCACAAAAACAAAACCGGCGACTGGGAGTTGGGAGCCCCAGTCGCCGGAAGGGTGGGGCTAAGGGAAACCCCGGAGTGGGAATGTAGGCTTAGAAGTAACCCTGGTTGATAATCATGACATCCGCTTGACCAGCGGTATCATCCTCAAGGGCGATTCCGCAAATGGGGGCCAGGTCACCAGCGACATAGATTTGCCCACGACCAGCAGCGGGGGTTCCAGCAGCAGACACCACAATGCTTGAGCCAGCGGCCATGGTTACATCAACTGCAGCATTTTCAAACTTTCCAGCAATTTGGATTTGAATATTACCGGCAGCGGTAGTCGTTTCAGCAGCAACGCCGAAAACAAGCTGTTCTCCGTTGGCTGTAGCGGCTGCCGTTACAACAGAGCCACCGAGACCATTGGTCGTGTCAGTAACGTCAAACATCACCCAGTTTCCTTGGGTGATTGCTGCTGTGCCGTACAAGGTCACGAACTTTTTGGGAAAATGATTGTTTTCGCCACCAGGGCCGCCATCAATCTTATGAACAGACATCTCTTAATCCTCCTCTCTTTTGACCGAGAGATTGTGTGAAAGAGGGGGGTCAGGACGACCCCCCTCGAAAAACTAATACTAGAACGTTTCCAAGTCGAATGCCAGACCGCTGGAACCGAGGTGCTTGGCAACAAGCTGACCACGAACACGCATCTTAGCTGCACGAACGTCGTACTCACCAGAAACAGTCTCAAAGTCAGACAGGTCGAAGTAACCCTTCGGATCCCACAGACAGTGAATGTCGTTCAAGTTGAGGAAGTAGAAGCTGATTGGATCGGCTGTGGTTGTAACACCAGCGTTGGGCATGTTGTACTCAACATCAATCTGGATGCCGTCGAAGGTCTGAACCATACGACCGCCATCAAGCTTGGCCTGGTCAACGTAGCGCTCCTGTGCAGACAGGGCACGCTTGAGGTTCTTGAATCCAGCGCGGGAAGCAAGAATCACATTGGGTGCGCCAGATGGGCTAACCGAGTTGATCTCGACCATAAGGTCATACAGACCAGCCAAACCATTAGCGTTGAAAGAACCAGCGCCATCGAACATTTGGTTCTGCCAACCAGTCTTATCTGAGTAGGTCGCCTTGTTGACACCACCGACCGTGTTTCCTTGGTTGGTAACAGTGTCTTCCTCAAGGTAGCCTGCCTGTCCGATTGTGGCTGCGTCAACACCGTTGAGCGTGCCCCAGTCTTCCCAGCCAACCTGGCTTCCTGCAACGATTTGCCTGACGAACTCACGCTTCAGAGCGTTAGCAGTCATCTTCACGCGAGACTCGAGAATGCTGAGAATAGCGGAGTCACCCTGGTTAATGAACTCTTCTTCAGAAGAGATAGCAACAGGACGCACAACGTGAGCAAACTGATAGACAGCAGGCACGAAGACATCGCTCACGGAGAGGTTGATGCGCTCGAAACCAGTCTGAAGACGAGTAGTCGTTGAATGCTCACCCATTGCAAGGGGAACAACAATACGAGTTCCACCCGCTTGTACGGGGTTGCCAGCGCCATGCACGCGCTCTTGAGCATCAAGAAACGCTACGCTTTCGTGAACGTTATCGCGAAATTCCTTCATCAAGACATGCATGGTCGTCGAAAGAAGTTCGTTACCAATAGTAAGTTGGGTAGTGGCCATTTAGGCACTCCATTTTTTTACGGGGGATTGTTAGAGAGTTGAGCGAATTTTCTTCGCAGCTTCGGGATTAGATTGCAGCCATTGAGCGATAGCATTCGCTCCTCGTTTCATAACGTCTTTTGGAATACTGTCTGAGCCTGGTTTGCCTCCAACAGTATTTGTTCCAACCCTTCGAGCAGCCTGAGCACGCGCTGCGGTTTCTCGCTGCGCTCTTGCTTGCTTTTCATGAAGGATTCGACGTGCTTTCACGAGTTGATAAGCGTCCTGTGTTTTGATGGGGTCTCCGACTTCCTTCCGGGTACGAACCATTCTCGCCACTTCGGATTTGAAATCGGCCTGTTTCATCTCAGGATGCTTCTCGAGAAAATCGAGATACGCTGCTTCACTTGCCTTTGCTCTTGCTGACTGCTGCATTGGCTCAAGGATATTGCGGATACCCTGAGCAATGCCTCTCTGAATCCGGGCGTCAATCCCTTCCTCAGTAAAAATATCTGGGAGTTGATCCTCAGACTTGTCGAGAATCTCCTTGAGCTTTGGATCTTCTGCTACAGCAGCAAACTCTGCCTGCCGCCGTGCAAACTCACGCTCCATATTTGCCAAACGAGATTCGCGCTCTTCAACACCAGCCTGCATTTCTTGCATGGCCGTTCTGTGTTTTTGTTCTTGAAGTTTTTTATCTACACGAAAGTTATGAAGGATTCGTCGAGCGGTAGTCGGCAAATCCTTGATGTGGCGCTCATCAATGTCCTTATAAAAGCCATCGTGCTTAAGCTCTTCAATATGCCCAAGCTCCGCATCGAGAGCATTGAAACCAGGGGTTTCTACTTCTTGTGGCTCTGCTGCTTGAGTTTCTGCAGCCTGAACTGGCTCTGTTTCTGCCTGCGGCGAAACATCCACCAGATCTGCAAGACTCGATGAATCATTCGCCACAGCATCAGCGACTGGCGCTTCTACTGTCCCAACGTTGGCGTCTTCCATGTGTAAATCTCCAAAATAAAAAGAACTATCGGTGTGACTCTAACACTTAATTTTATTTCTGAGCAACAATCTACATTTCTGCAGCAAGAGTTGCATCGTCGCCTTCCATGCCACCGGGCGCTGGAGGCATGTCATTACGGGGGGCTTCCTCTTCTGGCGCTCCGCCAACAGGGGCCTGCATCATTTCTGCAAGCTTCTTGTCTTTCGCCATCCTTTTAAGCTGACCAGCAGCCTTTCGGAGAGCAGCGTCGTTCACTAGTTCTTCAGGATCAAAGCCGTATTTGTCGAAAGTCGAGCCATCATCAATCATCTTGAGGGCTTCAAGAAGAGCAACAAGCGGAACAAAGATAGATGGAGGAAGCGGCGCATCCAGTCGCTTCTCACCAGCGGGTGGCTCAAACGTTACGTCAGGCAAATCTTCGCCGCCAAGAGCATCGATGGTTTTATTGAACTCATCAATCAGGCTCTTGATTGCTTGAAAGCTAAAAGGAGACTTGGGAGCAGGAGCAGCAGAAGCAATGGCTTCAGCACGAGCAGCCGCATCATCAGCCATCATCTGATCCATTTGTTCTACATTACCAGCAGGTGCGCCTCCAGCAGGTGGTGCGCCAGCGGGGGGGCCACCGGGCTCTCCTGGGTACGGAAGGCGTTCTCCAGTTACGGGATCAGTAGGCATGTAATACTCCTTAAATAAGACCTAAGTCTCTTTTCTTTCTAAAGGTTTTGAATCCTGGGTGGTTATCAAGTCTATCGCAGTAGTCTTCATACTCTGCTGTTTCTTTTTCAACACGACTATCCCACTTTGAATACTCTGATTCAATATCCCAGTCGCCGTCAACAGGAGTCAAACCCCTTTCTTTACATATGTCTTTTCGGTGCTGCTTGTTTTTCAGCATCACACCGAGGCCACGGTCATAGTATGGGAACTGTTCACTCCAGCGGTCAATCTTACAAGAGGGCTGGTGTTTTGCGTGAGCGCCGCAGTTTACGCAGGATCTTCCTTCCTGAGGGGGCGCGTCGATGTCTCTTTCTACAACTTCGTCCCAAGTAGTGTTGCAATCATCACAATAAAACTTGTGAATCGTCAGTCTTGGAACCTTAATCTTTAGAGGTTCTTTTTTCTTAAGCTTCTTTTTGGGGGGCAAAAAGCAAAACTTGGCGACAGCAGAGCAAGACTCACACTGTACAGTGTCCGGCTTACTATGCATAAAGGCAACAACCTCAGTTACCTCCGAACACTCAGTGCATCTGTAGTCATACAGGGGCATTCGCTCCTCCAAGCATTTGGGCTATAGCCTGTTGTTGTTGTTCTGGCGGCAATTGTTCAAGTTCTGAGATTGCTTGAAGAACAGCAGGATCGTCTTGGAACAGGGCTTTCAAGGCCTCAATCTGTTCTGGAGGGGGCATTTGTTGGATCTGTTGAAGAATCTGACCCATGCTCTGTTGAGAGTCGCCAGGTGCTGCAGGGGGCGGGCCTGGGGGCTGTTGCATTTCTTCTTGAAGCATTTGATCCGCAGGTTGAGCCTGGGCTTCGCCCTCAGGCTTGTCTTCCTCAACAGCGGTTTGTAGCTCGTCTGGATGAAGATCCTTGGGCAAGTCAAACCTTTCAGCCAGTACCTGCATGTAGCTACGAGCCAGAGTTCCCATGGGGCCGCCTTTCTGAACAGCACCCCAAAGCTCCGTGTATGTAGGCAATAGGTTGACCAGGTTCTGCTGCATAGCAGTGTCAGTCAGTGGCGTTCTGCCGCCCTCAACAAATGAAATCTCAAAGTCTGCATCAAGATCTTCGATGGTAACTTTGACAGTTTCATTCCGATCACGAAGCGTAAGATCTTGAATCTTTAGTTCAGTGCTTCGGCCTTCGCCTTGTTGTCTGCCAATCTCTGGGAAAGCGTCTTCATCAACGTAAGGAGCAACCGTTCCTCCATCTTCAGATAGATCTGATTCTTCAAGTTGCTTTTCTTCTTCTGCAGCGCCCGCATCCTGCTCTTCAGGAATGGCACCAACTTCAGCAATCTCAACATCTTGTCCCTCATAGGCTCCAGCAGAGTCGCCTCGATCATGCATCGAAGCAATGATTGCTCGCAGAACCAGGCGGAGAATGCTGCCAAGCCACTCATCTTTGATTGCTGCGTGCATACCAAAGTCAGACTCTGTGTACTGCTGGACAGTCTGAACCTCAAACGCGGTGGCCTTGGTTACGATTCCTCGTGCTTGTGGCGATGCTCCAATCCCTCGCTCGAGGTCGTTTTCAACCGTAGCAAGGTAGTTTGCAATGTTCCCACTAATAGGAGCGTTGGCAATCGGCCTAATGGAGTCATCAAGAGGGCCCTCATAGTCACTGGAAATTTCTAAGACTAATCCGTCGTGACCCTCGGTAAGGTTGGTCAACTCATCAGAGTTAAAGGTTCCTTTCCTGGTCACAAACTGACGAGTATCTTTCCTTGTCGCCATAGCCATGAATGAACGGTAGGAGTTCAACTCTACAATCTGTGGCAAGATTCGAGCAGAGTGTGAGATGCCGCGCAACGGAAACTCAGGTTCATGGTTGAAAATCAAAGGAACAATGTGCGGTAAGGGCTGACCATCAGTAGATGCAAAAGGCATCGGGCCAACAAATACTGGCTCTTCATAGTCTTTGCCCTGCCCCAAGATGTAAATCTCAAGACGCCCCTGATAAACAATGTCAGGATCCTCACTGTCTTTGACAGTGTCCTTCATATTGCAGACCTCAAGAACACGAACAAAGGCACCCTCATCACTCTGAGCGCCGTGTTTGTTTCGGCCCTTCTTGCCCTCAGCGTATGTGTCCCCAGAGTTGTCTACAGCCAAAAAGTCAGTTCTGGATGTTCCCGACAGGTTTTCCAGACCGTACTCTTTCTCAACTTCATCTTTGGGTCGATAGTAAACATGGGCTCTAAAGCGCTCGTCCTCAGCATCACCAACATCGGCATCGAGAACCGTCTCCCACCATGGAATGATTCTGAGCCAAACCCGGTCAAGCGGATTCCCGTGTCCTGGGTAAAATCCAATCTTAGCAGCACAGCCTGGATACAGAAGTGACTGACGTAACCCAGACATCACCCGGTGGTGGATCTTGCTAGAAGACAGCCACCTGTTGGCAGCAAGCTCCGCCTTAGCGGGGTCTCCAACACCGGCAGGGTCTGGGCCAATAACAGAACGATTAGCGCGTGGGTACAAAGCCCCAAGGTAGGAAGTCAGAACACCCCAGAGCCGGTTGACCTCGACGTTTACATCTGTCAGCTTGCCGGTATCAGTAGCGACTTTAGCGCCCTGAACGTACTTCCAATAGCTAGTTGTGTAGCAAGCCTTGGCAAGAGAAAAGCGCTCCCGCCCGTCTTTCATCCTCTTGTCATGGGACTTGAGGTGGTCTCGAATCATCGAGGGGCTCAGTGAATCTGAGCTATGTTCTTGATCATATTCCATGATTTACCGATTTTGGTTTTGAATAGCTGCGAAAGGATTTCGGTGAGCTTTGTAGCGACGTTTGGGCAAGAACTCCGCAGGGAGCTTTGCTGTAGGTAACGTTCTTCTATTCCACTCAGCCAGCATTAACGCATCAGCATGATCGTCATGATAACCATCTTGCCCCTCAATCTTGCCAGATTGCTCACGGATGTGCATCAACTCTTGGACTGTAGCCTCGTCGTTAAGCGTTAGCGCATCGCCATTCACAACCTGTCGAAGGTGCGCGTATCCTTGTTCCTTGCTTCCGCGAGTCGTTGTCCAGTAGTCGTGGTTTCTTTTTCTTTTTTTGCCAGGAGGTGCCGGTTGCTTCCATAAGGGCAAACCCCACTTGTTGAACTCTCGAATAATCACAGGACCAGCACCACCAGGGTTAGACTCAATCAGGGTTCTTGCCTTGTTGTAATGATTCGCCAACTCAGCAGCTTTGGTTGCAAACAGCATCTCCCCACCCTTGTTGGTTGAGAAGGTAGCCACCTGCCTGCCGTCTTCAGAAATCACTTGAGCAACAGCATAGTCACCACCGTTGCACCAAGACGGGTCGATACCAATCGAATACGACATCCCTGGATACGGTCGCTCATAAACCCTTAGCTCGCCTGTAGCAGGCTTTAGGCTGGCGAGAACTTCGTTTAGATAGTCTGGGTCAAACCAAGCTCCATCAAAGACTGCAAAGCCATCCTCAAGCGTAAGAGGGTACTCACGGCGGAACTGGTTGACTCCAATACCGTTGACACCATGAACCTTGTCGTGACGCCAATACAACTGGGGCAGGGTTAGCCCGTGCAATTGCGCCAACTCGTATTCTTCCTGGTCGGGCTCCCACCCACGAGGCGGCTGCTTTTGGTAAGCCCTATGGTCAGACCACTTGAAGAACGTAAACCGCACGCTCTTGTCGCCTGCCCGAACTGCCTCTTGGGCAGACAGAACCTTTTGGTGGAACAAGTTTCCTGGCCCGTTTGCCGTGGAAAGGATGATTGTCTTGCGGTGGGGGCCATCGTGCATCGTAGATGTAATCGATGCCCACATCTCAGCAGCGTTTGGCCAGTAGGCAAGCTCATCTGCATGAAGGCGCTGATAAGTCCATGCACGACCACCACTCTTACCACCTGCAGTCATGCATCGGAAACCCGCGTGGGTGTCTCCAAAGATTAGCTCTTTGCGAGAAGACCGCAGCGTTTCCCTTTGCAAAGCACTTGGCAGCGTCCTGTGAAAATACTGAAGCTTGTCAAAGATAGAGTCTGTAGCGTCGTAAGTATGCGCAACTACTAGAGTTCTTACTGGGTCTTTGGTCCAGTACGAGTAGTCAAAGTTGTAGGCACAAGAGACTGTGGTATCGCCAATCTGCCGTGGCTTGTAATGAACAATTGTCGTTGCATCAGACATGAAGTCCATCAACGCCAGCTTCTGCTCGGCAAAGGGAGAATCGAATCTTCGGTCGATTCCTTTCTCGTCAACAAGCCGGAGTCGAGAAATAAACTCTCTCGGATCCCCAGCTACGTTTCTGAGTTTCTCTTCGAAGTCTGCAGACACTATGCCTCAGCAGAAGGCAAACGCCAGTTGTTGCCAGACGACTCGCCACCAAGGTATTCGCGCAGTTCTCGAAGCTCTTCGGAGCTTTGTGCCTGCTCGGTCTTCTGAAACCGAACTTTAGCGTATCGGTCATAGGCCCAAGACTCACCCTCTTGCATGCCTTTGTGTACGCCTTCCCACCAAACACTGTCCAAAAGACAAAGTTCCTGCTCAGAAACTGGTTCAACTTCTGGAAAGTCTTCGAAGAACCAACCAAGAAACTTGCTGTTCTTACACCATCGCTTGAACTCAGAGGGCGTAACAGCATGATCCTTTAGGTGGACTGATTCGCTTTTTCCAGAAGCACGATACCAATCTTTCTTGAAAACCTGACCACCATCAGCCAATCGACGAGCCAACCGCCGAAAAGCCGTTTGACGCTCCGTGGCTTTGTATTCAAGCAACTCAGGATTGATCCATTGAACCAACTCACCGTTGTTATTGTCTGAACCATCATTGCTATTTGGCATTTTGTCTCCACTTGCTATCATACTAAGCATGGAAAAAGATAAGAACAAGTCCGAAGAAGAACAGCCTTGGATTCATGAGAGCGAAATTGTAAAGAGAATCCGAGAGCTTGGTCTTGAATCTGATTTTGTAAAAACAGAAGACAGAACAGAAAGAATGGTAGCGCTGACGGAAGTTTTCTCTAAGCATTACAAGCACTTACATGATCGAGGAAAAAACTAAAGGTCCTCTGCAAGTTTCTTTGTAATCTTAGATTGCCCTGCGTGAAGCTTAGAAGCATTGGCCAATTGCTTACTGACCTTTTTTAGCTTTTGCTTTGGGCCTTTTTTTTTATCCTCAAGCATCTGCATGGCGACAGCGACAGCTTGCTTTTGCCCCATCCCCTCTTCTTTGAGCTTCTTTATCTTCTTAGCGATAAACTCGCGGTCTTTTGGGGTTTGAGCCATTACCGTGCCCGCCTGCTGCGAATACTCTGCATTTCCCGGTCCATCTCATCTAAACGGCGCTGTAGTTCGTTCGCAGCAGATACAGTCTCATCTGTTTGACGACCGCGTTGAAGAATTTCAAGATCTTGGGCTCTGATGGTTTCACGCATCATGTCCATGTTTCTTTTGTATTCAGCCTCCAACTGACGCAAGCGGGTAGCGTCATTAGCGCGATTTGGAGGAGTGCCCTTAATTTGCATTGGCTCCATTCGCTGTGCTGGCGCTCTTACTGTCCTTGGCAAGGGTGCCGTAAAATCTGATGGGTTCCTATCATACTCAAAACGACCCAAGTCACTAAGCGGAGCGGGATCGCCAGGACGGAAAGGAATGCTGCCCGATGGCATAGCGCCAGTAGACAAGGCTTCTCCAACACTCTCAAGCGACTCTGCTGGGGGAAACTCACCCTCAGGCATACCACGACGCTCCATTCTCTCTGCGAGAGCACGCTCTCGAGCGTCATCAAAGTCCTGCATCATAAGACGGTCATCGTCAGAAGGGCTATTCACAACCTCTTGGTTGCGCATAAACTTTTCGCCTTTAGCCATTATTCTTCTCCATTATCAAAAGTATCCATAAGTCCTAGTATTTCAGAAAGTTGACGCATTGATTGTGACGCTTGAGATGCTCGAGCAACCACGCCATCTTGTTCAAAGTCATCTGCAGTGCCTTCACCAGACTCAAAAAGCTCCACTTCGCCGTCTTCATATCGACCCTCAATCTTACTGGGGTCGTCCGTAGAGTACATTTCGTACATAGTGCCGTCTTGAAGCTTTCTTGTTCCTAAAAATGTGCCGGGAGGAAACTTATCTAAATCAATCTCGTCTCCTCGAGCAAACTCATCGAAGTCTTCTTCGCTGTAATCAAAAGATTCTTGAGGAACAAGCATATCAGACATCATCCCGAAACCAGCAGCGCCCCCAGCAAGACCAGCCGAAATCCTCCTGCCAATCTCTGCGGCACGCTCCAAAGCCTCACGTTTTTCACGGGTTTCACCAAAGCCTCGACCACCAGACTGAGGACCAGTGCCAAACGTCACAGGAGCACCGCGTCGAGCTAAGAACTCAACCTCAACACCACCCCTTGGGCTAGGTCGAATCTCGCTTACCTTGTATTCCTCATACCCAGGAAAAGAGTCCCCAACTTCAAGCCTGTAGGTCTCACCGCCTACATCCTCAAAGATTGCACCCGCATCAAACACGGTGCCGTCATCGTCTTGAAGCAACATGCCGCCCTTGAACTGCAGCTTCTTTCGCATGTCGCGCTCAATTTGATCGGCCATCCCTGAAGATAACTCTTCGTCGATATCGAAGAACTCTTTTGCCTCGCGATCCAAAAACTCTTTGTTTTCCTCGCTGATTGGACTCTCGTCCGCTCTGCCTGGAATCGACTGGCCCGGTAAGGGATAAGAATCTGCCATTTCAGTCTCCAGAGGGATTGACGGCCATTTGTTCCTTCAGAACACTATCATCTTCGTCTTCAACAGGTTCAAATACCGCTTGAGTTCTTCGTGGTTTTCCCATTTCAGCAATCGTCAAACCAAGCTCACGATCAAGCTGACGAGAAAGCTCTGAGTCTTCTAAGCCCTCAGCATTGGGATCAAGCCCCAAACCACGGACAGGCTCTCGTTCTCCACGCAAAGCGCGAACGCCTCTTTGTAAAGCACGGCCTCCAGCGCCCAAGACTTCAGCGGTTTTTCGAGTAACGGGGTCAAGGTAGGGGTTGTTCTCCGCAAGATTTTCGGGGACCTGAGCCATTCCTCCAAAGCCTTCCGCTACTCCTAAGGCGTATCGTCCAGACCCTTCTATAGGGCCATGCCGCCCAACCTCGCCTAAAAAACTACCAAACTCATAGGCAGTCCCAGCAGCACCAGCGGACCTCCCAAGTGCCTTGGCAGCAATGCCAAGGGCTCGACCAACTCTTACCCCGCGAGAGGGGGTGCTCGATAAAGAATCTGCCTTTGTGTAAAAACGTCCATCTTCAATGTGACCAACAATAAAATCAGAAGGAAGAACGCCTGTAAATCTTCTTGCGGCTTGATTGACTCGTCGTCTTCCGCCTGTGCCTCCTCCAGGGATGCCCCCTATCGCAGGAGGATCGAGTGGCTTTCCTCCGGCACGAAGAGAACGAGCATCACCTGCAGTGTCATACAGTGGATGATCTGGAGTAATAAGTGTCCCCACTTCATCAACATGAGTCACGCTGTCAGGAAGCTCGATGATAAAAGTGCGAGTAGAAGGAGGTGCATTCTTTGTGTACTCACTACCTTGCCCGGTAACCATGCCCCCCCTGGTATTCCCCAACATGGGATCCTCTGAAAGAGGTCCCAAAAGAAAGGGCCGTACCCGCGCATCTAAGCCGGTTCTATTTCCGTAATGACGGTAAAAAAGACCATGCTCGTTGATGCTGTCTACAATGCTTGACATCCGTTCAGGGGTAGCTGTTCTTATCGTGTGCAGGTAGTAAGAATGTCCAGGCCTAATTACTCCAGGCAAATCTCTTTGTAGCTGCCTGCGATCCAACTGGCGCATAACGCGCTTTACAGGATTGATTGTCGGCGCTCTAACTCTGTACTGCTCATCAATCGCAAAGGTAACCTTGTCTAAGACTCGCTGTTGCCTGTTTAGTTCTGCACGAGAAAGAGTTCCTCTTTCTGATACCGCTGGCTGTTCAGGCACATATGGCGGAGGCTCTGACCTGTCTATGACCATCGCAGGGCCTCTCGGCCTCCCAGAAGACTCTACGATCATTTGAGGTCGAGGTATCTGAGTTGAGATGATTTGCCCCTGAGCTTGCTTGTTTTTCAAATAATCAGTCGGGACAAAAAAGTTGGATGAGTAGCCGATGCCACCATACCCGCTGCGATTGTAGCGAGGGGTCATGGCCTCTCCCGCATAGAACTTTCTATACTCTTCTTCAGGAACTCTTATGGTGTGGATAGACCCAGACTCTCCAGCATAGTTACGAGCAATGTCAATTTGGTCAGTAAAGAATTGACCGCCAGATGAGCGTTTTCT